AATCTCCCTGATATAATTTATATCTATCTTTAATTACTTCCATTCAATCACCTCCTATCTAAATATATTTGTTCTAGTTATTTCTAATTCTGCAGTTTTCCAACTTTGTACTTTTTTTAGACTTGAATGTAACATCGTTGCTATTTCTATTTTGTTTTCGCATTCTTTGTAAGCTCTTAACATTATATCTTCTATGAATTGTTCATTCATAGCTGCATTTTGAGCTATTGATGTCTTCTTTGAGACTGTTCCATGTTCTTGTTCTACATAACTATCATTAAATACTTGTTTTCTTTGCATTTTAGCAGCATCCGACTTTACTCCTAATTCAGTTATCTTTCCAGTTAAATCATATAACAAAACTGGAATTAGGGATACATAATAATTAAGTTGTTCAGGAAATATTTCATCCCCTGAATTTAACAACTCTTTAACTTCTTTTATACATTCATCTAATTGATTAGTGAATTTATTAGTTATGCTATTTACAGTTGATATTATATCCTCTGTTTCTGAATTAAATTTTTCAATTAATTGTAAGCGCATTCTCTTCCACCCCATCGTAAATTATACATAAGACTTGATAATTTAGAATCAAATGATACTTTATCCACAACACAATTTGTTCTTTTATATTCTAAAGGTATTTCTATTATTAATTCATGTTTTTCACAATCATTAAGGGATATTGATTTTTTACATCTAATATCTAAAAATTCTCTACATACTACAGCAGGTATAAAGAATGCTCTTGCAGATTCTCTATATTGGACACATAGACCTCCTAATATTCCATCTATTTTTCCTAATTCAACTAATGAATCTATTTGTCTTCTTGTTGTGTCCATGTCTACATATATTGAAGTACCTTTTATACTTTTTAGCTCGAATAAATATTGGTATGGATATTTATAATAAATGAAATCACATGGATTTCTAACACCTGCAAAACCATTAGTAGTGTCATATAATCTTATACAACCTAACCCCATACTCTTTTTAAAATTCTCTTCCCATCTTTTACCTTCGGTCATATTACTCACCATCTTTTCTGCATTGATTTTGATACTTACAGTATTTACATTTATCTAACTCTCGTGGAGGTACTTCTTGATTTTCTATAAATGTATTAACACAATCTATTATACTCTGTACCCTTGTTTTCATTAAATCGGTTATCTCAACTAGATATCCCTTTTTAGTACAATTATCTCGGTCTTCATATATAAATAATACTTTGGGAACTCCAATTGTCATACTATAACAAGTTGCTTGTAGTTTATGTTCTGACCATGCATCTGTATGTCTATTATATTTATGAGTTGATTCAGTTTTTATTTCTACTATATATAATTCATCATTATATTTTATAAGACCATCACACATAAATCGCATATTGTATTTTTTCGAATATAATTTTGTTTCATTTCCTACTTGACTTATAACCTCTGGGTCTTTAATACTATTCTCTTTCAAATACTTACCTACATCTAGCCATTCACAATTAATATCGTGTCTATGCATACACATAATATAATCTTGTATTCTTTCATGTCTATCTGTTCCACTTTCACATATACCTATTAAATTAACCCCTGAATCTGTATCATCTGGTGCTATTCCACTCAATTGATAGTACAAACTTCTAATGCACCCACTTATACCTGAAGGTTTGAAGGATTGAGTAGGAGTTCTGACTGAACTCCTATCTTCTTCCTCAATGGTATAAATTAGGTCTTCTATAAATTGTTCTGCAACTTTATTCTCTTGAGCTTGTTTTATCATTTTTGCTAGTGAGCCTAATTTTGCCATTTTATTACCTCCTATTCATTATCTAATGTAGACAATAGCATTTGGTCCTTATCAGAAACTATTTTTATCAAATCAGGATTACCATATTCAATATCTATTGTAGGAGAATCAACGGAGCTAACTAAATCTTGTAAGTATTTTATATTAACCTCGTATACTATATCTTCATGTCTTGGACTATCTTTTGTTGTTATACTTTCAACTGACCCTCCCACTGTTTGTAATGTAATCAAATCACCTACAAATGCTATTTGCAATGTATTCATATCATATATATCAATAAATAATCCAATTCGATTTAATGCCTTTAAAAATTCTTGTGTATCTACTACACATAAACTTGGTTGAGTTTCTTCTATCATAGGTAGTATTGATTCTGGATATTCTTCTACTCCTTCCATCAATGTACCACTTATCACTATGTTTTTACTTTTAAACATTATTGAATTATTATTCACATCATGAATGATATTTACTTTTTCACTAGATAATGTTTGAACTAAATTCGCTAGTGACGGTGGTATTAATACTTCGAGTCCTTGACAATCAAAATCTGATGCATTAACTTTTATCGCATCTGCAGTTATAATATGATTATTTCTGAATAGATATCCAAATAAACATCCATCTGCTGCAGTTTGTGATTTTACATTCTTCCCTACATTAAGTCCATGTTTTAAGTTGTATGCTACACAATCATCTATTTTTAAAGCTCCATTAGTTTCTATTTTGTGGTCTGGGTATATTTCACCTTGTACTAATTCAACTTTATAAGTACCATTTCCTTTTACTTCTAGATAATTTTCTTTTGCTGTTAGTGTTACGTTTTCTGTTGTAGTCTTATTAATAAGACTTACAAATTGGTCAGTTTTTACAATAAAGTCTATTGATTCATCATATTCCCCATCTTCAAATACTGTTATGTGATTATCTCCATCTGTTGCATTAATTCTCATGCTGCCATCCTTGTCACATACTAACTGTATATAGTTAGATATTTCTAATAGTGGATTTGCTTTAACTTTCGTAATGTGACCAAGCATATTACGTAGTTTGTTTGTATTTATTTTCATTTTATAACCTCCTATTTTTGTTTGTGTATATTATATATAAAAAAGAACTAAGATTGTTAACCTTAGTTCTCTAAACTTAATGCTATAATTCAATTCCTTCTCCATACCATCTCTCGGTAACCTCAATATCACATTTCATTGGAATTTTAAATACACCATCTACTATGTGTACCATAATATCCTCTAAGCGATTCTTAACCTCTTTTGCATTTTCTTTAGGACATATTCCAAGTACTTCATCATGAACTGGAATTATCAGGTGATAACCAAGTCTTTTTAATTCCTCGTCATTATAGATTTTTATCATAGTGATTTTTGTCATGTCTGCAGCACTTCCTTGAATTATACTATTTACACATTGTCTTTTAGCATCTTCGATAAAACCTCTATTATCTTTTATGGAATAGCCTTCTTGTAATGCCATATCTAATACTTGCTGTCTTTGTGATTGTCCTCTAGCTCTGTTAAGTAAGTTATAATATTTTGAATAGATTTCGTTAGGCACATAATCTTCTTGCGATATTGTATCTTTTGTATCAAATGCGAATGGGTCAAAGTTATCACTATATGATTTAACACATGGTTTTATTTCTATTGGTGGTAGCTGCATATCAGATAGTCTTCTTTTTCTACCCCAAGCGGTTTCTACAAACCCATAGTCTCTTGCAAAAGTTTGAGCAAAATCTACGAATTCTTTCACTTTTGGAAATTCAGTATAAAAATCATCAATTATCTTTTGAGCTTCTTTTGGTGTTATATTCATTTGTTCAGCTATACTTGGCACACCTCGACCATACATAATTCCCAATAACACTGGTTTAACACTTGTACGTCTTGCTTTACCTTCAGGATTTACAGTGCCATCAGGTCTAAACTCTTTACATTCTTCATAAGGCATCTTATATATCTTTGATGCTATTGTAGCATATAAGTCTTTTCCTTCTAAATAAGCATTTATCATATGTTCGTCACCACTCATATGGGCAAGACATCTCGGTTCTTGTTGACTAAAATCTCCACCTACAATGACCATTCCTTCTCCTGCTATAAACATCTGTCTAATATCATGCCCTGCATCTATTATAGTTCCATCGCTTAATGTTGTTTTTTGTGAGGGGATATTTTGTAAATTTGGGTCACTACTACTAAATCTGCCAGTTTTTGCGCCATATTGATTGAAATTCGCATGTAATCGGTTATCCCTTTTAGCAATATGACTTGGTATTGCATCTATATAAGTACTTAATAGTTTGCTCATACTTCTATATTCCAATATACTATCTACTAATGGGTGATTAAAAGATTTTAAAATTTCTTCACCTGTTCCTCTAGGCTTCTTTTTATCCGGACTTTCAAATCCTAATACATCATAGAATAAAATAGCTAACTGAGTTGGTGAACTTATATTTACCTTTCGTATTCCATCTTTAAATAATTTATTATAGGCACCAGGATTTTTCACCATCAATTTATCGAACTTATCATTTAATTTATCTATTTCTAAATTGAATTTTGTCTCCGCAGCGTCCATATGTTTTGTATATTGCTCTTTTAATCTATCAGCTAAATCTGTATCTATTTGTACACCTGTACATTCCATTTCAAAGACAACCTCAATAAGAGGCATCTCTATCTCTCTAAATACCGCAGCGACTCTTTCAAGCCCTTTTGACTTACAATATGTCCCTTCTATATCTAAAAATTCATATTGAAATTTATACAAATCATAAGTCATTATAGGGTCAAATGATGCATACATATAGGCGACATCTGGAGGAACTTTATTAAATTCAATCCCATTAAATAAGCTATTAAATGATGCGACTTTATTATCTTCTTCTGATTTATCTACATATTTTTTATATAGTTGCTTCAATCCATGTTGTTCGTTTTCATTTAATAACATACTTCCGATTAGGGTATCCCAATATGGTATAATCTTAACTCCTACCATCCACCATAATATATGCATATCAAATTTGGCATTATGCAGTATATATTTAACTCCAGCTTCATTCATTCGCTCAAATTGTTCCTTCATGAAGTCTTTTGAGATATTAATTTGTAACTCAATTCCAGTCATATAGCTTTCATGTCTAATTGGAATATACACTCCCTTTTGACCTGGAGTATATAAACATACCCCTGCTATTTTGCCATCTATTCTATCAAGTCCATTAGTTTCTGTATCTACTGCTATTATACCATTTTTGATAGCACAATCTATATAATCCTCTATATGTTCATAATTATCTAATAACTGTAATTGACTTAATCTATTCTTATATACTTCTTCTGACATATCTTTTGCTAATTGTACTTTTCCACTTATAGTCTTTGGTACTACTTTTCCGACTTGTTTTTTATTTGATTTTTTATTTAACATCTCAAGTGCTTTCTTCTGTGCTTCTTGAGTTTTTCTCGCACTTACATTACAGAACATATCACCAATTCTACTCATAATATACCTCCTTATAAAATAACCACTTCAATTAAGAAGTGGTTATATCTTGTTATCTAATGAATACATTAATATGGTTCAACAGATAAATCTATATGTTCTATTTTAGCTCTTTCTTCTAATATATCTCTATATGCTTCCATATATACTAATTGAGTATGCAATAAATCATAAGAACAATTCGGAACAAAATCTAAAGTACCTTGTCTATATTTTATTAACATTCCTTGTAATCCAGCTATTCTTTTATTTAATTGATAATATTCTGCTTTAAATCTTTCTTTGAAATCATTACTTAGCATTAATTCTATAGTATTTTTTAAATTCATTTAAAAACCTCCTTAGAATACATCACTTCTTAAGTGAAGTGGTTATTTGTATGTTTATGCTCTTTTATATTTTTCCTTTATTCAGTAAACATCCAATCTTCTGCTAACATATCAGTTTGACTTGCTAGCCACGGAACAAATTTCCCGTCTGCTGTTTTCATTCCTATCCAAGGTGCTAAAAATAAACTACCTTTATGCACTTCTCCATCTACTTTATATTGATAAGAATTTACATGAGCTAAATACATTCCTTTTCCATTCCAACCTTGTCTACATACTTTTAATCCACGTTTTAGATATTTTATAGCTTCACCAAAGTTAAAAGTAGGAGTACCACCTAATAAAGTACAGTTTTCATTATCAGCAATTACCCACTCATCAGATAAAACATTACTTAGAGTATATTGAACTCTTTGTGTTTCTCTTATGTCTAATATAGAACCTTGTCCTTTATCTGCATCTTCAGGTCTACAGTGCATCATAATAGTTTGCTTAGTGTCATCCCAACACCAATAACCACCCCATGAAGGTAATTTAACTTTATTTCCTTTTTTCATTTCTTCTAATGCTTGTTTAAAATTCATAATAACCTCCTAAAATACATCACTCGGTGCAGTTGAACGACTGCCTCTATGCATTGGTTCGAATTGTTGTTCTTGTGCTTGATGTCGTTGTGTTGCTTGTTGTGGTTTATATGTTCCATTAACTATTTGTTGCATTTCTTCTAATGTTGCTTTAATTATAAAACTTCCTTCAAGTTCTTGTTTTTTAGGAAGGTCCTCTAATTTTGTATTGTCTTTACCCATTGGCATAAATTCATATTGAGTCTTTTGGTCACCTTTTTTACCTCGTCTTATAATTTTAATTTTAACTGTGGATAAATCTCCGAATTCATTTAAATATGTTATTATTTTTGGCACAAATGATGCTCCTCTTTCCCATATTTGAACTTCATCTGGTCTATCTGATGTAATAAGTTGTAAGAATAATTTTTCTTTTGGTTTATTCCCATGTTTGCAAAGTGGACAATCGTCTGCATGTGCTTCACCATTTGCGTCAACTGAATTACAACTTACATATCTTTTCTTTCCTTCAACTTCTACTTCATGTACTAAAAAATAATCTATATCTGACCCATCTGGTTGATTGTATAAAAATCTAACAACTGCACTATCTCCATCATCTTTTAGACTGAAGTATCCTCCATTTCCTGAACTTTGATATTTTCCTGCGTTTCCAATTCCTATTCTTGCCATTTTTTCTTTCCTCCTAGTTTCATAAAATTTTTATAAGTTTTTAAAGTAGAGGATATATTTTATAACCCTCCTCTCTGGGTTATGCATATTATATAGAATATTTTACATATTTTGTTAACTAATTAGACAGTATATTATTACTAAGAAAAATACAAAACCGCATATAAAACCTAAGCTAAAATTTATTATAAAATCTATAGTTACCATGTAAAACCTCCTAATCACATTTTGTCCAACCACAATTAAAACAACTAATACATCCTCCTGTATGATTTAAATCTGCACCACATTCGGGACATTTGGCAGTTTCAATTTTAACTTCGTCATTAATTTTTAATTCAGTAATTACAGGTTGATTAAGATAAGTCTCTTTAAACATAGTATGCAGATTTAACAGTTCAACACCTATTGCTTCTGCACAACTTCTGCCAGGACTTATAGATGCATCTGTGTTTCTCTTACTTACAAATGAAGGGCAAGCTATGACAGATTTTAGTTGGTCAACAATATCTTCAACACTTGCACCTCTTTTACCTGCAAGTGAGATTAATCTAGATAAACCTGTCATATAACTATTGCAACCACCTTTCGAACCTTTATTTAAGAAAATATGACATAATTGACCTGTTTCCTTATGGAAATAAACAGTCATCCATAATGAGCCACAACCTGTCTGTAATTTTGACCCAAAGGCGATACAATGATTTATATCAGTATCTATATTAGTTACTGGAACAGGTTTTATTTCTTTTGGAGTCTTTACATCACCTTTTAGAATTCCTTCTCTTTTACATCCTTCTCTAAATACAGTCAAGCCTTTACAACCTAGCTCATGAGCTAATACATAGGCTTTGAATACATCTTCGACAGTTGCATTATTTGGTAAATTAAGAGTACTAGATATACTAGCATCAATCCATTGTTGCCAATCCGCTTGAGTTTTTACTCTACTCATATAATCTAGGTCTTTTGCTCCTATTAGATAAGCTGGTTTATTGTTTAGCATATCTATGTCATCAGCTTCTATTGCGCATTGAACAATAGCTGGATATTCCATATATACTTTATCTTCATCATTCAATGATTTTGTAGTTCTTGCAAATCCGTTGACATCATATATAGGTTCAACTCCTGTTGATATTCCGAGCATTGTACCAATACTACCTGTTGGAGCTATTGTAAATAATTGACTATTTCTTAAACCATATGATTTTATTAAATTAATAGTTTCGTCATAAATTTCACCATCTTCTATTTTACTTTGCATATAAAATGAATTGAGTATATAATCTTCATTATATGATTCAAATGGACCTAGTTCTTTTGCAAGTAAAGCAGACTCTTTAAGTCCCACATTACATAATGCCATACCGATTGATGTTATTAAATTCGAGCATCTATCACTACCGTATGGAATTCTCATTTTGATTAACATATCCCCAAATCCCATAATACCAAGTCCAATCTGTCTCCATTTTGAAACTGTGTCTCTTTGTATTTGGAGTGGGTGCAATGGAAGTCCTTCATCTAATACTTGATTTAATGCTCTTATTGCGATTTTTACAGCTCGTTTAAATTCAGGTATATCAAATGCGGGTTTTTTGCCAAATGGGTCTTTTACAAATTCTGATAAGTTTAATGAACCTAGTAAACAACTACCACCTGCTGGTAAAGTTTCTTCGGCGCAGGGGTTTACTCCTGCAAACTCAAATTCACCATTCTTAATATATTCAGATAATAATGTTTCTGTATTTACGTTATCCCAAAATAACATTCCAGGTTCTCCCCAGTTCCAGTTATTCTCTGCTAATTTGTACATTAGCTCATTAGCATTACCATCGCCTGCTATAACTCTAGTCATAAATAAATCATCTGTTCTTACGGATATATTACAACCTTCTAATTTTTCATTTTGAGTTTTAGCGTTAATAAAATCTTTTATCTCTGGATGATTTACATCCATGCTTATCATTAATGCACCTCTTCTACCCTTTTGCCCTATTGTTTTAGATACATTATTGAATGTTTCCATAAATGAAACAGCTCCTGTTGTGGTTAATGCCGCATTGTTAACATGGCTGCCTTTTGGTCTTAGTTGTGATATATCAATACCACAACCTCCACCATAACTAAATGTTCTTGCTAAATGTTTTGCTGTATCATATATATCTTCTATACTGTCACCTACTTGAGGTAATACATAACAATTTGAGTAGGTTACTTTCCTGTCTGTAACTCCTCTTGATGCTAATATTCTGCCACCAAATATAAATTTTTTATTTATTATTAAATCTTTAACATCAGCATCTTTATTTGATATTCTATCTAGCCATTGGTCGAATGTCTCATCACCATTTTGATATTTTTTCTTCCAAATATCCTCTCCTAATTGACTCAAGTTCCAGTCTTTTAATTCCATATTCATTCCTCCTTATACAGCTTTTAAATCTATTAATTTTTCTTGTAATGCTTTTACTACTACATTAGCGCCTGCTCTTGAAATACCTATTTGAGCAGCTACAGCTGATTTAGTTGGTTTACAACCTTCTAGTAAAGCATTACAGAACTTTCTTTGATTATCATTCATGTCTATACTATCAATGTAATATCGTAACTCTACTTCATCAAAATCTTTTCTATCTGTATGTCCCATACAACTATTTTTGTCTTCATCTCCATCTGCATCACTTGAAAAGTAATCTGAAAATAGTTGTGTATGTGTGCATTGATTTAATACTCTTTTTTGCATTTTTTCTGATTGAGTTAGATGTCTTAACTCATTGTATATATAAGTACAAATAAGACTTGTTAGTTGTGCATGACTACCTAATTTATAATTTTCTAAGGCTTTCCAGATTTGTTCAAGTATAACTGATTCTTTTGTAGATTCATCTAATCCTAAAAATTTTGATGCTATTGAATTAAATTGTCCATGTCCTGTTTCATATACGAATGCTATTATCACATCCTTATTGCCTTTGTGATATTCGTTAATTAATTCTTCAGTTGTTTTCTTTCCTGTAAAATTATCCATAATATTTAAAAATATTTCGTGTTTCATAATATATAACCCCCATATTTGTTAATTTATTTTATACTTAAATTATATACTAAAGTATGTAATAAGTCAAATACTTTTTAGTAATTTTTATAAAATATTTTTTAACGGCAACGATAATACTTCAGCTCCTAAATCATTTATGTCTCTTTTGTCGTTACTATTATATTGTAGTATTTTTAGTAATTTTGTATTATTCAATTTTCTTATTATCTTGTAAGTACCTTCAATTCCCGCTGCATCATTGTCAAGTGCTATTATAAATTCCCTTGTTGGTAACATTTTTAATAGATTATATTGTTGTCCTCCACCTGTACCTAATAATGCTACTGCAGGTATTCCTAACTCCCAAAGAGTTAACGCATTAAATATTGATTCAACTATCCATACCGACTTATAATTCCCAATTATACATTCATATCCACCAAATATAAAATCTGTCTTTTTTACCCCAGCAGGGATAAAATAAAATTTACTATATATATTACGTGTTTGAATAAATTTTATATTTCCTTTTAAATCCTTAACTGGTAAAGTAATAGTCATGTCTTCTGGATTACAACCTATGCTAAACTTATTACATATTTCTTTTGATATACCTCTATCTGCCAAATACTTACAATAATAAGCATAGTTATCTAATATTGTATCTGGTATTGTAGGATATTTTTCAACTGGTTTACTTCTATCTATATTTAATTGCAAATCTCTAGGTGTTTCTAATAGTGTAGTTCTATATTTTGTCTTAAGCCAGTTGTTCCCATATAATCCTCCGTCTCGGTAACCAAAACAGAAAGATATAAAACTAGTTAAATCTGCTGTATACCCACATGTAAAACAATGTACAGTTCCAGCTGGTATGATTTTACCAGATGCACGTGTATCAACTAAAGACATTCCACAACTTGGTTTTCTCTCTTGCCCATCTTTATGTGAAGGACAAGAAATCATAATATTGTCATTTACTGGTTTTATAGAATGTAATAACTGTATATTAGTTAGTTGCAAGTCTTGTTGTAAATCATTAAGTAATGTCAACCCATCTACATCTACACATAAACCATTCGTCTTAAACATACAATCTCCTCCTTATTAATTTATATATTATATACAATTTTTACACAATTTGTTAACATAAAAAGACCCTAGCTTATAGCTAAGGTCTTTTTTGCGGTTACTCATAAATTATATTATAAGGAGAAAGTTTAATGGGGAATAACTTCCTTACATATATTATATACGATTATAGAAAAAATATGTTAACTAAAAAAATTAAAATACATCAGTGACATCAGGAATTCCTGTTGGAATATTAGTTGAATTATTTTTAAAGGGTAATTCAGGTTCAGATTTTATTTGACCCTCTTCTGATACAAATCTAAATGTTCCTAAGTCTATATCCCAACTATATATGAATTTTTTATTATTTTCTCCATATCTATTCTTTGTAACTAATAGTGATAATCCTAATTTTGTCTGCACTAATGAAATAACTCTACTACTATTCTGTCCTATTGCGTCTGATTCTCCTATATCTGCTAGTTCTGGGTTTTCAGGTTCTTCTGTATTAGTTTTATTACGATTTGCTTGAGCATCTGCTAGTATAGGAAGTCCTAACTCTTCTGATATACGGAATAAATCCATTGTAATATTACTTAATTGTAGTCTCCTATTCTCTCCCTTTCTTTCATCATCCATTAATGATAACTGGTCAATACCTACTATATCTGGAGTATATTTTTTAATTAGTGCTTTTAATGTGCTTACTGTCATATATTTCCCGCCTAAGTCTTTTGGAGTAACAACAATAAAAGGTTGTAGACTATTTGCTCGTTCTTGCAAATCGTTTTCATAATTAGAAAACTGAACAGCTGAAATTGTACCTCGAGTTAGCTGCCTATTTGAATAGTTTAGCGCAAGTGTATCATGTCTATATCCTACTTGCATGGCACTCATTTCACCCGAATATAATAATATTCTTTTGCCTTGTGAATGTGCAGCAGTTAGAAACTTTTGTAATAACCAAGATTTACCTTGATTTACTCTACCGACAATAGTTACTAACTCTTCTCCAGGTAGCCAACCACCAAGTATATCGTCCAATTCTTTTAATCCTGTTGATATACCCAAAATACCCTCTGTACCCTTCTTAGAATTGATATCTGCTATTTTTTGATTAACTATATTATTTATATCTGTACCTTGTGTGATAGAGTTATTAACAAGTAATTTCTCACCTTTGGATAAAATATTTCTAAGTCCTTCAAATGCATTTTGTTTAAGTAGCTCAACTGATTCATTAAATAAATCAGCAGCATTTCTAAATACATAATCTTCTCGTAAATTTTCTAATAAATACTTTTGTGGTTCTAATACATCTAGTAAGTCAAATTCAGTAAAGTTTGCTAAGAATGTTGCTTGGTCTGGGACCTTACTGTATTTCTTATAATGTGCTAATATATAATTCCATTCTTTTTTATAATTAGGAAAGAAGTCTGCATTAATACCCTCTTCCAAATATGAATCTATATTATTTTCTGCTAATATATTATTTATGCATTGTAACTCTATCATATTCTGACCCCCTTTGGTGTACGTTGAGGTGGATTATTAAATTCAACTATTGTTGAAGTTTCTAATATTCTACTTGCAAGTCTACCACCCACATTATTAACAAATTCATCATCAATAACATTTGATGTAAATATATTACATTTATTCGAACTTATTCGACTATTGATAAGTGGAAATAAAATTGAATGGTCATAGTCACTTAATTTTGTACAACCTATATCGTCCCATATTACAATATCTACATTAGGTATCAATTCCTCTATCTGTAATAATCTATAATTCTTTTGTGATATTGCAGATTTTTTCTTCATTAGAAAATCATCAACATTAATAAATAGTCCTCTACACTTTGTACCATTACCAGACCAAATTTTGCTGAAATATGAACTCATTAATTTTATGCTCCATGTAGTTTTACCATTTCCATAATATTTACTATATAAGAACAAATTTTGTCCTTGTTGCACAAAATCTAATATATTAGCTTTCACTTGAGCTAAATATTTATATTTTTCTAAATCAACTCCAGCACTTAATTTCTGATTTTCTAAATATTGTAATTGCTCTGGTATATTAGCTAGATTTACTAGGTAATAATATTGACAATATAATGCACAACCACAATTACATGTTTGTTTTGTATAATTACTGCATATTTCCCTAAACCAACATTTATCTTGGGCAAATTTAAATTCTTTTACATCATACATTGTATAACCTCCTCCTTTATATTTTATATATTTTATTTACCTTAATTTGTTAACATAAAAAGATAGCATGATAGTTACCAGCTATCATGCTATGTAAATTGTTAAATTCTATATACAGTAGAATAACAATAATAGATAATACTATTAATGAATTGTATGTATTATATACAATTAATATACATTAATGTTAACTAATGAAGTTTAAATATACTTTCACCATGTGCTCATATAATCTACTCAACGCCATATTATCAGCCACATTATTTTTAGGATATAAATGCTCACTATAACTATCTAAGTCTCTTAAAATATCAACTATGTGAGCATTTTTACATTCATATAAGCCTATTATCTTAAACCAACATTTACAACTGTTCCATGATGTCTCGACTTTATTGTGCACTATTTTTGATTCACAACTAGCAAAAGCATGATTATCTTGATAATATAAGTTATAATCATCGTCAATAAATACTTGTACTTTATAATCTATATCTTTATTAATTGTCGCTATTTTCTTCTTACCTTTTAATTCTTTTGGTTTTTTATCTGTCAATATCTCGATTGTTATTGAATTCATTAATTTCTCATTATACATTTTACTATCTCCTTTATTACAATCTAACTTAAATACCTTAAATCCTATATCAAGATTTTCTATTCCTTCTTTATCTTTGTTTTCTGATACTATCTTGTCTCCAGCTCTTCTTATACGTTCTTTTCCTATTTCACAGATATTTTTGTAACCTGACTTATAAGCATCACTTTTTTCATATGTAAGTTCCGGAAGTTGAACCATAATAAATTTGCGTTTTCCTATATCCTCCATATTTAACTGCATTACTGCATGTGCAGTTGTAGATGCTCCTGAAAAAAAGTCTAGTACTATATCATTCTTATCTGTTGCTAATAATAATTCCTTTTTTATTAATTCTACTGGTTTAGGATAATCAAATAGTGCCTTATCATTAAATAGTTTTTTTAAATTTTGAGCAGCTGATTGTGTATGACCAACTTCTTCATGATACCATAAGCTTATAGGCACTATTCCATTTTGGACTTCACTTAAAAAACGCTTTATTCTTGGAACATTGTCTCCATTTTCTCCAAACCAAATTCTATTATCTTTTATCAAATCATTTAACTTTTCTTCACTTACTCTCCAGCTTCTTCCATTAGGTGGGTATATTTCTCTACCTGATGGCGTTTTAATACCGTAAATGTCTTTTTCTGTAACTCTACTTACAGAAATGTCTCCTGAAGTCCATGGACCTCTAGAGTCATTATCTAAGTTCTTATATCTAGATTTTTGTTCGTCTGTCATCGGTAATAAATTTCTACTAAATAAATCCTTTGATTTCGCATAGCAATATATATTCTCATGATTTAATGAAAAGTATTTTGCATCATTCTGTGGACTAAATTTTTTCTGCCAAATTATCTCTTGTACATAGTTACTTTCACCAAATACCTCATCACAGATTTTTCTAAGATTAGAATTTTCATTATCATCAATACTAATAAATATAACACCATCTTCTCTTAATAAATTTCTTGCCAATTTTAATCGAGGATACATCATATTTAACCAATCAGTATGATATCTACCATTAGTTTCAGGATTAGCTCTTGTTGTTTGATTAGTAATCTCTTTATAATTAGCAATATTATCCCTAAAATTATCATGATATATAAAATCCTTCCCTGTATTATAAGGTGGGTCAATATATATCATCTTCACCTTACCAAAATAACTCTTTTGAAGTAATTTCAATACCTCTAAATTATCCCCCTCTATATAAAGATTTTCTGTATCATCCCAATTCTTGCTACTCTCTTTATCTGGTATTAAAGTTCCTATTGATGGAGTTTGTGCTAATTTATAAGCTAGTTCTTTTCCTTCCCAATTAAATTCATACATAATATAATCTCCTCTACTATTAATTACTTTCTATAAAGTTCTTTATTAATTAATGGTCTTACAGGTTTTATAGGTTGTAAATCTTTTAATATTTTATCTAATCCCTTTGAAGTAAAATGTATATCTTTATGTCTCACTATAAAGATATATCTATAATCATAATTTGTTATTTCTCCATTATACTCTACTACCCAATCACTATCAAATAAATAGCGTTTAATGTCTTTACGTCTTAAACCAGTAGCACTACATACATCATTTATAGTATCACCTTTTATTTTATAATTTAATAGTCTGTTTATTTTTTGTTGAAGTTGTTCTAATTGTTGTGGAGTTGCCCCCTTATCTATATAACCTCCAGTTCTTCTTATTTCTGGTAATACTTCATCCATAACCCATTCTTCAAATTTTTGTGCTGAATGTAATTTACTTCCTATTATTAATCTATATAAATCACCTTCGGTTATTAAAGTTGTTTGAGTTTTAACCACCTTGCCATTTTGGCAATGTGATATCATTTCTTTTCTTTTATATTTACACTTTTTAGATATTGTAGCACTTGGGTCTGAATAACCTAATACTTCAGCTATATCTTTTCCAACAAACCAAGGTTGGTCATCAATTATTAAAGTTCGTATTTCCCCAAATTCCACATTAGTAAATATTTGTAAATCATTATTCATAATATCCCCTCCATTATTATTAATAATTAAATATATTTTTTATTACAAGTCCTAGATTATAGCTATGTGTATTTTTATCAGATACTCTTATAAATCTACAACCTAATTTATTTTCAATTTCTTGCTGTCTAACTTCATGTGCATCGTAAGAATAATCTTTATGATTGTTTTCATCATACTCAATAGCAATATTAAGACTAGGTATATAATAATCTATCCTATAATTTAACACATGGTACTGTCTAATTCCTTTAATATTAAATGGTTTTAATGCCTCCTCTAGCTGGTCTAAAAACTCTATTTCATCTCTACTAATTAATATTTTATAATTATCACTTAGTAATCCTTCACTAATTAGGTTATTGATGAGAGATTCTCTAAATTGTTCAGATTTAGTTTTGCAACATTGTATAAGTCTGTATATATCACTTTCAGGTATAACTTTAAATGTCTGACGGTGACCTAATGAATCAGTGCCCACCTTCATTTTAGATTTTTTACAATGGTCATTTGTTGATTTACTTGGATTTTTATATCCTAATACTTTAGCTACATCATTAGCAACCACATACTGTTTACCCTCAATTTTTACTACTCTTATTTCTCATAATTCCTTATTAATGAATAATTGTAATTTATCCATTTTATATTCCTCCCTTTATTATTAATTTAAATATTATATATTAATGTTGGTAATTTTTGTTAACCTCAATTTATATAAAATAAAAATCCCACTTGATAATTATCAGGTGGGATAAATAAAGGGGAGATTAAATGTGGATTTAAATTTTTATTACTTATGTATATTATATATAATAATTTAACTAAAACGTTAACTCCCTCATTAAATTTGTATAAAAAATAACCAGTTAAGAAGGGGGAGATATCTTAACTGGTTATCCAACCTAAAATAAATTAACAAGAGGAGACTTGCTATAAGTATTATGAAATTTATCTAAGTAAATTTATTACTTACATATATTATATATAATTATTCACTATAAATGTTAACTAAAAATAAAAAGTACTTAAATTTATTAACTCTATCTTATACTGCTTATCCATTATACTTTTCCCATAATGGAGTTTTACGTGGTTTATAGTCGTTACATATTTCTTGTAATAATTTTATATTATCTCTACTATATGGAATTTGTTCCCATTTAGTATAACCACCTAATTCATAGAAAAACATATTTTTAATGTTTTCATAGTCTTGTGGATTTTCTGATATTTTGCTGATTCCTAAATGTTTTTTAATTTGATTACCATAGTTATATACTTCTTTACTTCTTAATCCTATAAGACTTTTTATTTCTTCTATTTCTTGATGTTGAGTTTCTAATGTGTTAATTAATGTTTGAAGGCGTATAACATCTTCAACTTTTACTGCGGTTTGTGATTTTATATACTGTTCCATATCATTAAATCTTTTAACGTATTTTGCAGTGAATAATATACCTTTTTCACCTGTAAGTTTATTTGCTAACATCTCACAACCCATTTTAGTGCATTCATAACATTTATTAGATTTACCACTGTTGTCTTTGTATTCACTTATTATAAAATAATCACTCACCCCAACGTTGTGGTCAGTAAGTGTTGGTATTATTCCAACAACTTTTCTACTTTTACTACCTTTAGATGGTTCATATCCTTCTAACATTCTAAGTACTTCCCAATGTTCTTTTCCCATCATGTCTGCTACTTCTCGACTGCTTATAGTTTGTTCATGATTTAATACTTGTAATTCGTTCATAATGAATTACCCCCTTTTTTATAATTATTTAAGAAGTCCTTATGTTTGACCTCTTAAATGTTATATATAAAAATGGATAAATTTGTTAACTAAAATTTGGAAAATAAAAAGTACCTAATAAAGTTATTAGGTACTTAAATTAAAAAGGGGTAATACAATGAAATAATTAAATTATTTAACTGTTACATATATTATATACTAATAATGGATTTTAGTGTAAACTAAAAATACTAAAATTTGTAAATTATTAGTATAGGTGCGTCAGCACAATAACTCTCCCCCAACATTATTTTTTTTTAATTTTTTATTGCTTGTTGGTTTGTTTAACTTGTTTAACTAGTATATATTATATATTTTTTCAGAATGTTAATGTTAACCTAAAAATAGTTACAATATTGTAACTTTTAGTTATAACACATCTCAATACATTAGTATTACTTAGTTTGAGAGGTGTTAACATTTTTAGATTCTTCGGCTTGCAGTATTTATTTGGTTAACATTATTATTCTGATATGATGTCACTTTTCCATTAGCTATATTTCTATCTAGGTTATGCAAAATCCAATCTGTATTGAGCTTAGAAAAGTCAAATATACCTGTATATCCAAGTTGTTTATATTTAATAAGCCATAAATTTAATTTTGCAGCCAGTGCTAAATTATTGAAATTATATTTTTCTTTTAGTTTGTTAAATGTCTTATTACAATACACAGCTTGAGTACCGAGCATTTTAGTTCCATATATTTTTTCTGCCTTAAAAATAAACCATTTTCTAATCTCTGTCATATTAGGTTCTTGTGCATGTTCTAATTTATATTCGACTATCTTATACTCTTTCTCATTAGGAATTATTTGTTTACTATTCTTTTTAGACTGCAATTCTTTAAACATCTTGCACCTCTTTTCTTGGGTTACCAAATGTTAATCTTGTTTGAGTCGTAGTTTCCACAGCAGGTGCAATATCTTCTATATTAATAATGCCTTGATAGATTAGTTGTTGTACTTTTTTCTCGTTAATAGTCGGTTTATACTCAATGCATGATTTGACGCTCTCTGCAAGTCTATCGTCTGTTTCTAGTTTACTTAGGTTAATTAATATATCTATTAATTTATCCTCGTTCATAGAAGTCTTTTCCACCTTAGAACATTTTACACAGAATTCACCTGGAATATTATATTCATTAAGTCCTAAAGATTCAAATTTTGTTTTTACATCATCAACTAATTTTTTAGTCTCTGATTTTATAATTTTTTCCTTTTCTTTTAGTTCATTACATCTTCTTAAAATTGTTTCAAAATTATTTTGACTTTCTACAGTACCTATTTTCATATCAATTCTCCTTTACATATATAAATTATAAGATAACCTTATATAACGTGTATATGAGCCATATAGAGGTTATTTTTTACCTTTTCCACTATACTTATCTGATATAACTTTCATTTCTCCTTTTACTTTATTTGTTTTAAAAGTTAAGATTTTTTCAATGTCATCTTCGCTCCAGTATCTTGCATGATTACCGCCAACTCTAATAAATGGAGGCAATAATGTTCTTCCTGTTGTTTCTTCGTATTCATACCATCTGATTAATGTATTTCTAGTAACATGACACAGCTCAGCAGTTTCGAAAGCTGTGTAATATTTTTTACCGTCTATTATTTTCATTTTTATCACGCTCCTATTAAGAATTTTATATCTGAAGGTTGAATTGCTTTTCCGTCTACAATGCGGTCAGACAATTCGCCTTTGTCTTTTATTATTTGATGTATTCGTTCGTCTATTGTATCTTTACAAATTAAGGTTATAATATTAACTGTTCCTTTTGTTCCTATTCTGTGCGCCCTGTCTTCTGCCTGTTCTTTTGTTGCTCTATTCCAGGGTTCGTCAATAAAAATAATTGTACTAGCTTGAGTTAATGTATAACCAGTTCCCAATGCTGGTGTTGTACCTATTATTACCCTACAACCAGGGTCATTTTGAAATTTATCTATTTGCTCCATAGGGTTTTTAGTCTCACTAGTTACTTTTGCCACCCCGTATTTCTCTCTAATCAACTCATACAGAGGGTCTATAACCTTAGACCAATTGCTATAAATAATTAATTTATCCTCGGTGCTGTCAAGTATATCTAGCACCCTTTCATATTTACAATTTATAGTTTTGGCTGAAGTTAATATATCGGGGTTTGACGTAACCTGTCTTAACCTAGTTAGTTCAACTAAAGGGTTCGGCATTAACAATATTTTGTCAATATTGTCCATAACTCCCTTTTTGACCTCCTCATACAATTTTTGCTGACTAGGGGATAATTCTAATATCTCATTAGTGTAAATTTTAGGTGGTAAATCCAATACTTCTTCTTTACGTCGTCTTAACATATTTTTATTAAGTATATTTTCTAATTGGTCAAGGTTTTTATACCCAATTACTTCGTAGCCTCCAAATCCTCCCATTTCACAATACAGATTTTTGAAATAGCTAAGTGAATGATTTTCTACTTGTAGCCATTTCAATATGTTATATAAATCAACAGGGCTATTCATCAGTGGTGTACCTGTAAGCGCTAATCTATAATATGAAGTACAGCAATGAATCGCTTTTCCTTGTTTTGATTGACTGTTCTTGCATTTGTGTATTTCATCTATTATAGTCATTCCTATAACACCATCATCACACATCTTCTTTATTTGACCTTGTATATCCTTGTCTCGGAGCGTTTCGATATTGGTTATAATAAAATATTCATCGTGTATCTGTTTAAGGTCTGCAAGGCGTTCAGAAGTTGAACCAATAACAGTCTTTCCTTTCTTGTTTATTCTAATACCAAGTATATGAGCTTGTTCTTTTGTATGTATTTCTACTTCTTTATACCAGTTCCATTTTAAGTTGTTAACACCACATACAATTAGACAATGTCTCATTTTATGTTTTCTGCTTACTGCTATGTCCAATGCTTGTTTTGTTTTTCCTAATCCTTGTTCATCACCAAGTAAAAATTTATTATGATGCAGCGCATAATTATATGAATCTAGTTGGTGTCTAAAAGGTTTAGTTTTACTTGAATATACGCTATCAGACTTATCATATATATCAAGTAGATTCAAATACTTATGGAACTTTTTCGGAACATCACCACATATTTGTATATTTTCATATTTTAGTTTGTCTAAAATGATTGGAAAATATTCTATTCTGCATTCCCACAGTCTACTATTCCTATGGTAATATCTAGTCTGGAAAGAATGTATTGTATCCAAAATAGCTGGATTATAGTCCCCCTTGATGTAGAGGGACTGTTTATATTTTAATTTTTGTGAGAAGTCGAATTTTAGTTTTATCATATGCATACCTCCTAACAATCGAATTCCTCATCTATGGTAGTGATAGGAACTACTTCTATGAATATTTTTATTGAATCTGAATTATATATTCTTTCAGTTTCTTTTAGTGTCTTGCTTTTATATAAATGTCCTATTACGTCTTGAGCTTGTTCTAATGTACTTACAATATGTCGTTTTACCATTTCCCAAGTTATTCGTTTGACATAGTTTAATTGTTTCTGTTGTAACTCAGTTATAAGTAATTTTGTAGCATCATACTTTTGTTCTTCTTTTGGAGTTACTATTTCTGTAGATTTTTCTTCTGTTTCAACTTCTTTAGCTTCTTCTACTGGTTGTAATTCTTGTAATTCAGCATATTTTTCATTAGCTTCTTCTATAAAAGAAAATGCATTTTGAACTAATGCTACGGTATATTTATCATTTAGTGATATACTTCTTAAATCTTCTTGAGGTATTTCTGTTTCATTAAGAACTATTTTTCCATCTCTATTTACTATTTTATAACTATTATCAAATTTTTCTACTTGATAGCCTCTAGGTAATCTAACTCTAGCTGCGTTTATATTAAAGTATAAATCTTTTTCTATTTTAGTTATTTCTGCTGCTTGTATATCTTCTTCGGTAACTTCTACTGTTACATAAGATGCTCCAACTTTTGTTAATGTTAAAGTGTATTCATCTATCACCTCTATCATGTATTCTTTTTTAAGATTATTTACTACTCTTGATAGACCTGCTTTTGATGTTCCTAATACAGATGTTAAAACTACTTTATAGTCATCTATTGACCCATTATTTTTAGCTAATTCATTTAATATTATTTGTTGGTTATCTGTTAATTTCATTTTTCATATCCCCTTTTATTAATTTATTTTATACTTAAATTATATACTTTAGTATGTAATAAGTCAAGTGATTTTAATAAATTTATTTAATTTTTTTAATAAAAAAATAGCCTTAATAATAAGGCTATTTACTATACTTATACTTTTTCAACATATTTACTACCTAATGAAATCCATCCTGTTCCTGATTTAAGTTTACCCCAATTATTATTTTCTTCTATAATTGTGTAGGCATCACCTTTTTTCAGTTCACCGACTTTTTCATATGATATAGAAGGACCTGTTCTTATATTAAGTTCATCTACTATGATTCTCACAACATATGGTGTAAATTTATCTGTAGTAGGTTTTTGTACGCTTTGTTGTTCATCAGTAACAAGTTTCTTATACCATGTCCAATCATATCCAAAACGTTTATGTCTTAGTAAATATGGGCAATCTTTTCTTGTCCAGAAATAATGTTGAACTATATGAGCTAAATCTATTACTGGATATTCTTTCATAAGTTCAACACATAAAGCTGCACTATTTTCCCATACTTTTCTTTGTTTTTCTTTATCTTTACTATATTGGCAATGTTCTATACCAATTGAATGTCTATTACCTTTCCCGTTTTTACCATCACCAGCGTGCCATGCAACTCTATTAAATTCTACAGATTGATATATCTTATCGTAGTCAACAGTGACATGCCATGATGCAGTACGCCAACCACCTAAATTTGCACTTCTTAGTGCATTATACCAATTTATGCCTGGTACATCATCATCTCCTACATTGTGTATTGTTATACTTGTAGGATTCATAGTATAGCCTGGAACAGCATGACCCGGTTTTTCTATTCTATTAGACACAACTGTTGCATGCCCTATTTTACAACCATGTACTAATTTATGATTTTTTATTTTGTTTGACATTATATCAACTCCTATTTTTTAAACCCTATTGATTTCTCTTCCTTAAAAGTTTTATTTAGTTCTTGTACAGCAGCTTCAATCATTACATCTAGTTCATTTTGTGTGATAGTTATCCCATTTTCATATAATAATTGAACTATATAATTTTCACATTGGGCTTTTTTATCATTACCATGAATATCTGTGTATATTTGTTCTACTGCTTTTACACAATCTTTCACTATAATTTTTTTCATTTCTGTGTTTATGTATTTTTGATATAATCTTTTTCCAGCTATACCTAGATAGGCTACTAGAATTGCTAAAAATGTTTGAATAATATTTCCTGCTACTTGATTAATTAATTCTTGTATCATGCTCATGTTGTTGTTCTACCTCCTTTTTTAGTTGGTCATATATTGAATGTACATAACCATTCCCATGCAATTCGATATATCTATCCCCTGCGTGGATTCGCTCCTCCAATGATAAATCTTCATTCAAAATAACAAGCTTTAAAGTATACATTGTATTTTCTTCCATAATTTCTTGAAATTCATGAATTTTATCAGCTACTGCTCTCATTACTTTGAATATTTTTATAAAAGTCGTAACAATTATAGTAAGTGCAGTTAGGAGACTTGCTAGATATAATATAGAATTTACTGTCATATTCGAATACCTCCTTGTTACTTATATTATATTAAAAGTAAGTCTAAAAATATAAATAAATAAAAAACTACCTACATATATAGTAGGTAGTTTTACTTAGTTCACAATATTTTTAAATTGTGAACTAAACTACGTATTAAAAAAGACTAGAAATTAATCTAGTCTATAGTTATATCTTTTATGTATTTATTTTTTATTCTACAATCATAACAATACTTTATGATTTCGCACTCATATAGATTTTTATCTTTTTTATTTGTAATATAAAATATATCGCTTTCTATATTTTCCTGTTTTGTATTTAGTCTTAGTTTTAATTCTTTCCCACATACTTTACATTTTTCTTTTATTATTAACATATCAATTCCCCCTTAAATTTTATTATAAAGCAAATTGATAAAATTATAAACTTTTAATTAAAAAATGGAATGTATATTTTTTTTAATTCTTCGTAAAATCTTTGGGCTACAGCCTCATTACCATATGTTTTATTTAAATGGACTTTATCAGTACCATTTAATCCGAATTTAGTTACACTTTCTGTATTATCATATCTAAAAATAAAATCATTAAAAAAATCAACATAATGTAAACCGTATTTATCAGATAAATTTTTAAATGCTATTGCTTTATTTTTTGCATTATCCCCATGTTGTGCATCAGTTTTCCAATGTGATGCTAATATTATAGGTTTTGTAGGGAATTTTGCAATAATAGCTTGTAAATATTGATTCCATTGTCCAAACCAAGTGTCATCTGTTGTGTCATCAATTGCCCCACTAATTATAGAATTATGGTCGCCTAAAAGAATTATAGCATCCGCATCTGTTTCATAATTTTCAACTCTAGTTCTCCAAGGGTTGCTTGCTGTATAAGTCATAGATACGCCAGCTACAGCATGATTATATACTGCACTTAATGATAGCCAAGCCTTTAAATAAGTATGCCAATTACCATTAGCTGTTAAACTTTCCCCATCAACAATAATTTTTTTATCTTTCCATTTTGCACGATTAAAATCTAAGTCATCAATCTTTTTTGAGCTATATGTTTTTTTTATGTTAGTTTCTTCCGAAATCGTTCCTATGTATTCATTTCCATATTTTAAATATGATTCAGTTGTAGTACTTCCTCCACTGCTTTTAGTTGTATAATATGATTCTTCTTTATAAGTATCATTTTCGACTGTAAAAGATATATATTTTATATTACTGTCTGTTATATTTATGTATCCTTTTAAAGTTCCTGTAGTAGCATCTAACTCTGTAGGACTATAATTTCGTATAAAATTTTTATCAGAATCATAACCTGTAACAGCACCATAATTAGTCCAGTTTTTATTCCATTTAGAAATATAAATTTCGTTTATTGTTGAAAAATCTATTAAATCTGATGTTTCTCCTATACTTGATACATAACTACCACTATTGTTATACATTCCAGCTTTGTAATTAAGACTAGAAAAATAAATTTTATTTGATTCAGTTGTATCTGCATCAGTTGTATTTGTAATTGTATTTTTTTCTTCCGTCAAAAAAGAAAGTTTTTCGACTCCTATACTTCCGTCAGCTATAGATAATGCACTTAAAGAACCATCATCAATTTTACTTTGGATTATACTTGTCAATTGTTCATCTGTAACTACCGCAGTAGGAATTTCAACAGTTGTTATTTGAGTTCCGTCATTTAATAATTTTAGTGTTTGCCCATCCATACTCATTGAAATTTTGGATAAATCAACATCACTTCCGCCTATTTCAATTCCATCACCTACAAGTGTTCCATCTTGCTTTTTAATATATACTTTTCCATCTGTATGTTTTGTAAGTGATAAGTTCGCAATATCTTTAAATTGCGAACTTATATCATCGAATTTTTTAGTTGCAGATTTTCCGTTTTCATCTACAACCAAATCTGGAGAAGTATAAGGATAAGAATAGCCATCTTTGCCTTCTCTTATTTTCATTTTATCACTCATTTAATCATCTCCTTTTATTTATTGCTCACTTTTAGGCACAAAAGTTTTACTAACTCCATTTATTGTAACAACTAATTCACCACTTTCATTAAATGACAATTGTGGTAAACTAGAAAGTTTATCAGCTACATATTTTTTAGTAACTAAATCTTTATCTTCAGTAGGAGTACCTTCTTGAGATAATTTACCTGCATACCATGCATTACCTTCCCAGTCTAATGTATGTGCATTAGAACGGGTATTGTCATATTTACCATTACCAACTATATGTGCATATTTATTAGCGGTATCTTCTATATTAAATTTACCTTGAACGTGTTGACATTCAGAAGAAGCTTTAGTGTAAAAACCCTCAGCATGCGAGTTGCTACCTGAAGCAATAGTGGTATTACCTTCTGCGTGAGAGAAGTCGCCTGAAGCAGTAGTACTAGAACCTTCCGCATGTGAAGCAATTCTTGAAGCAGTAGTTTCATTACCCTCAGCATGTGAACAATTGCCTGACGCAGTAGTTAAACCCCCCTCTGCATGAGAGGCTTGACCTGAAGCTGTCGTACTATCACCTTCAGCATGTGAAAAATCACCTGAAGCTTCTACCGTATTTCCTAAAGCGGTACTTCCTCCAGCTAGTTTACCTACTCTTCCCATACTTATACTATTTTGTAATATTAAATCACTTTCTAAATACTTACTATCTAAATATTTAATTTCTTCTTCATGAATAACTAAATCAGTAGCATTAGGAATAGTTTCAGCAGTAACACTAGATTCACCAGAGTGTGATAATTTACCAATATATATTGTTATATTATTAAGCTGGGAAGCACTATTTGCTACTACAATATAATCACCTATATTACATATAATAGTACATAAAATCACACTCAAATTGTTTGGTCCCCTTTTTTCACTTATTTCCAAACTACATAATTTCTTACTACCCAAGAATTCTATATAATATCTTCTATCTTTATTAATAGAAACATTATTTACAGTAATTTCATCATCTAATTTTATATTACTAGCAGGTACAGTAGCTAATACTTTACTAGAAATAGTATCAATAGTTTTAGAAGCAATATTTTTAATTTGCGAGTTAACTTCATTAATACCACCTATAATAGTTTTATTTGTAGTAGTTAAAGTGTCATGTGTAGTGTCTTCTATACCCTTAAATGATGTGTCATCTTTTTCTAATACTATTTGTGTACTTTTGATATCTTTAAGCTGCGTATTATTATAACCGATTCCATCTTCCATTCTGTTTAATTCAGCAGTTGTTATTTTTTCTTTGGATACCCATGTTTTTTTAGCAAAAGTTCCATCGTCTTCTACTGCTTTAAGTGGTGCTGCATATGTTGTTAATGCTTGGTCGACTACTGCATCATCTACTACATTAGTAGTTCCTAATTTTTCAAATAAAGGCTGTTGTATATGAATACAAGACTCTACCGGTGGTAATGTTACAACTGAATTTTTATTAGAGTCTAATAATCTTATTTGTATTGTATAGTCACCTAATTCAGTATCTTCGTCGGTAAGTTCTTCGTTTATTGTAAGTAAAACAGCTCCTTTCTTAGTAGCTTGAATAGGGAACTCTATTGCTATATCGGTTGAGTCGTTTTTCTTAAATTTAACTTGAGCATAGGCAGCTTGCATACTTTTTATTAAATTATTTGAATCGTCATTATCATACACATATTTGCTATTAATTATTGCAAAAGCTAATTGAATATTTTTATCGTATTTGTATAAATAAATGTCACTATCTATAGTTGCGTTATTCCCATTTACTGTTATAATGCAATCTCTACTTATCATCTTTTTTATTTTCCTCCTTTTCCTGTTTTAATTTTTCATATTGTTGTTGTAAAACAACATATTTAGCCTTGAATAGATTACATTCTTCTATTGCGTCAGCTAATTGTTTTTTATATAAGTTTAGCATAACTTCTATCTCGGACATATAAATCACCTCATACTTAATTATATAAAAAGAAAGGTGATAAGTTAATATCACCTCTATATTTATTCTGTATAAGTTATTTTTATTTTGCAAGTACCTGAACATACTGAATAATGTGCTTTATCTTGTGATGAAGGTACAAGTCCAACTCCTTTTGCTTTCATGAAGTTTGATATATCTGTACTACTTGTTAATGTAATCGTTCCAGTTGAACCTACACCGACAGACACAGATTTACTAAAATCACTTCTAAATGAAGGTGTTCCACTTGGTCTTGAAGTGTAGTTATGTGTTTTAACGCCATGTGTAACATCTCCATAATTACCACCACTTTGACGTGTGAATGTTATTGTTATCTTGCTTATGTTTTTTCTAGCATAATCACTTAACTTATTACCAAAGAACCAACAACCTACACAATCTCCATAACCATAATCTCCTTGACGTACTGTCCCGTCTCTCTTCCAACTATTATATACAGTTTTTCTATAAGTATCACCATAATTTGCAGTGATTGTAACAGTTTTAGTAGTAGTACTACCTGTTGATGAAATATTATCTCCACTTACTGATGCAGTACTGAATTTAGAGCCTGTTGCATATATTCTACCATTAGTAGTAGTATGTGTATTTTTACCACCACTACCACCGCAGTTTGTTGCAGTCCCAAATCCTATTACTGAATTTGAACTGCTTATAAATGCATAATCAGAAGTTAACCCTTTTGTATTAGTAACATACACATTTGAGCATGTAAATGCTCTTACTGCATTATAACAATTGACAAAAGTAACATTATTTATTCTGGATTTTGCAAAACTTACGATTTCTATTCCACTCTTATTACCAGTTCCATTTTTCGGTGCGTATACAGTGATATCATTTAATCTCAATGATGTATTGTTTGCGTATATTGCATAATTCCCTGAATCTCCTTCAATACCATAATTAGGCATTATTATTCCACTAGAATCTTCTTTGAACTCAACTTCAAGTGTTGGGCTGTATATGTTTAAATTTCCGAATAAAGTTTTATTATTTAGGTCTATGTTTATTATACCACTATGGAATTTGGTTAAATCTACATTCTCATTCAAATTAGATAGTAGTCGAATATATACAGTATAACCATTTAAGTTTTTTGGACATGCATCAGCAAACTCATGGAAACTTTGATAGTTTGAACCTTCTTCAAATTCTTCAGAGTTTGGCCAACTTTGATATATAGTAATGTTTATATCATCGTCTAGTACTTGTTGATATCTTGAATTATTAATTGTATTAATTGTTAATACATCTGTAGATATTTCTTTGTCTACAGATAACGAATCAATTTCAGCTCTACCATCTTCTAATATCCTAAAACTTCCATTTGCAGTGATAATACCTTCGAGTGAAATGTTCTTTGCCTTCAATTTTATATCAGAGTTTGCTATTGCTTCGATTGTTGCATCTGTCAATGTTAAACTTGATTGTGTAGAGCCTTTTTTTACTAGCCATTCAAATTTTTCACTTGTTTGGGTAGCTATAGATATTGCTGTTTCCGCCTTATGGTTAGCCTCCCAACTGCTTAAATATACAGGAGTAGTAAAAGTTACTGTATCATCGGTATAGGTAATTTTATTAGTTTGCCATAAATATTTACCTTCTTGATAAGCTGGTATACTTGATTCCCACCCTGTAGATGAAGTACTTGGAGCTGATGTTTTACTATAGTGTACATAGTATAATATTTGCACTTGTTTTACGCCAATACCTTCACTACCTTGGTCGCCCTTAATTTTAGCCCAAGTATAACTACCTACATCATGTGAATCACTTGGGTTAAAATCTGTATAAGTTCCGATATACTCCCCAACAGTTTCACCATTATAAGATGTAAAAGTTCGGCCGCCGTCATCAGAATATTTAATGTGTAGATAACTAGTTTTACCATCTGTCCCGACTCCAGGTATACCTTGTTCTCCCTTTTCACCTTGTAAGCCTTGGAATCTATACCAAGTATATTTAGAAGGGTCAGTACTATCTGAAGGGTCAAAGTCTACGTAAGTTCCTATATAAACATCAGGTGTTTCTGACATTTGGTAAGATGAAGTAGGGTTAGATACACTAGAGTATTTTATATGGAAATATGATGTTTTTCCATCTCCGTCTTTACCAGGTACTCCCTGTTCTCCCTTCTCTCCTTGTAATCCTTGGAGACCTCGGTCACCTTTATCTCCCTTAGCTCCAGTAATACATACTGGGTTACCATAAGTTTTATCGCCTTTGTTTGTTACATACACATCTCTTAACCATATATATTTACCTGCTTGTGGGGCTGGAGCAGTTGTAACCCAAGTGCCTCCAGTTGCAGAAGTATTACTGTCAGATAAATAGAATTCGTTATAAGTTTCTTTTATAGAGCCATTTACTACAGTAGTAGTGCTTGTTACAGTGGACTTAATACCATCAACAGTTTGTTTTAATTGTGATGCTTTTGTAATAGCAGCCTCTGCTTTTGAATTAGCGTCATTGGCTACTCCTTCTATAGTACCGACATTTGTTTCAATTCCATTTACAGTTTGAGATAATGTTGAATATAGAACTTTTAATTTAACTTTATTTCCATCAGCTTGTTCTACTTCTGTATCTGCTATAACTCCATCTATTCTTTTCTTTTGTTCATCTACTGTTAATCTAACTTGATTTAATTCTGATAAAGTTGCTGCGTTCAATATTATCGTACCATCAGCACCTACAGAGAGGGCGGTACTTCTACCACCATTTGTAAGTAAATCAACAACCGTATCTATATTCATATCTAATTTATTATTTTTTAAATCGTCCAATTGTTCTTGGAAATTTTTATCTTGATATTTTGTTTGTGCTGCATTAAGTTTATTATAATCCTCAGTCTCTTGTTCAAAAGAATTTTCCATATCGTTTATATCATCTTGAGATATTTCTCCTTTTTCTAGTATATCTAGTAGAATTTTCTCAAGTTGACCATATGAATTTTTATACTTATTATTTAATTCTAATATATGCTCTAAGTTAGCCATATTATCAATCCTTTCTTATTCTACATACTAATATAACATTTCCAGGTTTATTATCTTTTAACTTTCTTTTATATACTGCATTTGTTACTGTTGTTACTTCTATCGTAGTTGCATCTCCATCGGCATCAAATCCACTACATATACCGGCATGAGAAACTGACATAAATCTATTTGAGTCTTTTCCATCTCTATCCCAGAAAATAAGGTCTCCTTTTTCTATATTCGTCCAATTTTCAACGTCAATTCCTGTAGCTACCCAACCTTTTGATACACAATATTCAGCTATATCAGCAGCAGTTCTTCCTGGATTAAATGCCCAAGTTAGCGTTGAACTTTTCTTATCTCTAGAAGTCCATTTTTTAGCATATGGTGATTCTTCATAAGGAATACCCTTACAGCATAAAGCAACAAAAGTTGAGCAGTCTATGTGATACTTACCATTACTATCTTTCCATTTAGCGCTATTCTTATATGGATTTGTGTATGTCAATGGTGTTTTTGTATTGTATACAAATTTAGTTCGGTTGGTATAGTATGTTTCAGCTATTTCAAGCATTTTATCTCTACCTATAAAATCTCCACAATCTGTATAATTACCATCTCCACGATTTGCCGTTACAACTCCAATATATTTTTTACCATTGTATTGATTAGTTGTGTCAGGGTTTGAAAGACATAAAATAGTATATTCAGTATCTGCTTTACATATTAATGCTCCATTAGAACAATCATCTCCAGTATAATATACGATATTGCTATGTGTAAATTTTGTTGGCTCTGTATCCTTTTGTGTTTTAAATTTATATCTTGCCCAGAATGTTTTAGCGACTGCTGAATAAAATTTAATGAATATACTTTTAACAAGTCCAAAGTCTTTATTATCTTTAAATTCTAATACATACTCAACATTATTGGCAGTATCTTCAGGTTTTGTATCTTCTGAAGGTGTATAGCCAATTACTTTATTTTTTATAGCAGTTTTCACTTGATTATAATAAGTTTGAGTACTTGCTTTATTTGAACAAGTGTATCCATCTGAAGTAGCTGGTACATTTCCTACATCTAAGAATATTACATATTGTGTAGAATTTGCATATGTTTCTAATATTGCATTATATTCATCAACATTAGTGTTAATAGTAGAATAATCAGCTAATACAGATGTTGCATGCCATTCCTTCGCTATAAAGATTGGTGTTTTTGGATATTTATATAATAGTGTTTCTATTAGGTTTATCACGTTTTGAGCATCGTCTACACTAACATGAGGTATTCCAAAATGTAGAAATATGTATTCTGGTTGAGTAGGATAAGGTAATGTGTCTGTAGTTTCACCTACTTGAATATAAGATACTAAGGTATTATCTTCATGGAATAAATCTGCTGTTGCACCTGGAACACCTTTTGCTGTAAATGCATTTAAATCCTTATTTTGGACTATTTGGTCGTCTTGGATTATCTCACCCGCTGCTCCTGTACTTTCTGTAGTTGATACTAATTTATCTTTTTCTACTAACTCATAAGGACGTAAAAAGAATGCAGAACCCTTATTTTGATAATAACTAATATTTGATATTTTTATAGCATTTGGATGATATGCCCATTTACTAGCATGCGCAACCTTTCCATCTCCAATATAAATTAATGTGTGGTGCGTTTTATTTACCTTTATCATATTAGCTCGTGTTAGATTTGATGTTGTAACAGTAAAATTAGCATCCATTACTATATCACCAGGTTTTGCTTTTGCTATCCCTGCACTATCTACTTTCCACATCATATAACCAGATTTTGCTGTAGCTCCAGCTACTAGTGTTCCAGCATAACAACCTTTATTATATACAGACTTCATACCTGCTTCTAAATAACAACAAGATACTAGAGAAGAACAATCGTAACAAATAGGATTTTTTATTCCATATAAAGTACCTCGGTATTTATTAGGTTTTTTGAAGTTTACTGTTCTATTACTTTGGTCATAAGTTGCAATTTTTTGGTCAACATGTTGTGACACTATTTTCTTTGCGGTTTCTACTATTATATTTCTTACTTGTGACCCTGTAGGTTGTGTAGTTTCTTGTTGACCAGGTTTACTATCCCCTGTATTACTGACTCCAAGTCCATATTTCTTACCTTGTTTATCTAATATATATGGAAGACTTCCATTATTTGATTTATAAAAACATAAATATTTTTCTATATTGTCAACTGTTCCAGCTGGTTTACCTATTGAATTTCTGTAATCTACCCAATCTTTACGATATGATGCAAAATCTCCAGTACCACTTTCAAGTACTTCATAACATTTAGTTCTATAATCAAGTGGGAGGCTATAAAAATTTAAATAACTATTTTTAAATGTGAATCCGTATTTTTCAGCTACATATTTATTTACTATCCAAGCTGCTGCTCCTATTCCCATATTATTACCTATCAACATAGCAAATATATTATAGTGGCACCAGTCTGCTGAATATCGTAACTCATGACATCCAAACATTATCTGATTAGATATATTCTTATCTACAGTAACACCATTTATAGTAGTATTACCTGCTTTATAAGGTTGCATAGTCGAATACGATGGAGTAAATGATTTTGTAGTCCCATCAATAAAAGTTAGTGTTTGCTTTTTATTAAAATATACACTTCTTTCACATTGCATAAGTCCATATCCTCCACCACTATATGAAGTAGCTGATGTAGGAACGCCTCTTGATTCTCCACAGATACACATGAAAACTATATAAGGGTCTAGACCAAATTTAGGCGCCCAATAATTTACAATAGTAGGTATTTTATACTTATTAGAGGAACTTATTATTGAAGTAAATTCAGAGTCAGTTACTTTTTTACCTAAATTAAATTTTGAATAATATTTTATTGCCTCTGCATATGCTTTCGTATCTGTAGTAATATCTTCATCCTGCTGTTCAGATATTTTTATGACCCCATAATTTTTCAAATCATATATTCTTTTATCCCCAAGCCATAATCCTTTGTCTAATGTATTTATTTTAATAGCTGTATAATCTTCTAAGTCTTCTCCAATGTCATCAGGCAATTGAGGGATATCTGGTTTTAATTTATTAATTAAATCATCTATAATCTTATCCATATTTTCCTTATCAACATTTAATTTTGCTAATAAATTTTGTATTGCTAATCTATCTGCTGGCGTTAGTTTTCCAACTCTTAAATTTAATATGTTTGATACTGCTTCCTTTATTATATCATCCTTTGAATAATGTCTTATCTTAGATTTTACAGACTTATAATTACTTAATGTTATCTTATTTTGTGTAGGGTCGGTAAATGATATTTGCAAAGTACCAACTCTAGCTGATAGTGTAATGTCTGGATTGAATTTTGGGTTAAAGATAGCAACTGTATCTCCTATTTCTATATTCTCATATTCTGACTTTTCTAGATATATAGGTACTTCAAAGTTAACTTTTATACTTTTTACTTCTTGTAGTTTTTCATAAGTTTCCCAAAGTAAATCTATTGGAGTGGATGCTGTATTTGAATTGTAAGCACCTAAAATATACTTCCCGCCATTATTATAGATTTCATGTATTTGAGGGTCGACTAGATAATCCTGACCAAGTGGCTTATTAAGTGGGTCACCTCTATATACATCCCAAGCAATATCAGAGAAAGTAATTCCATTTTTTCCTTGGGCTATTAATCCACTATAATAATTACTGCCGTCACTTTCTTTTTTAAGTCCATATTCATTCCAATCATATTCAATACGTAAATCAGTTTTATTACCAAGTTCTCCATTATCATATACATCAATATAAAATTCATATTTTGCGTTTATACTACTTTTACATTCAACTCTAATACTTAATTCAATATTATCAAATAATGCAATTAAGTCTTGTAATACAGTATAAACAGGAGTTATTGAAGTTATATTCATACTTTTTCCTACATTAGCTAATGAAGGTGAAATATTACCCACTTTAAAATTTGTGTCTTGTAGAATACTTGTTAAACAAGTTTCTATGGTACCTTCAATAACTATAGGTCTTACATGATTTTGATATAACTCTAATGTGCATGGAACTGCATACACATTTCTAGTAACATGTAAAATACCTTCTGTATCTTTTATAGTTTCTATTTGGAACATCTTTAATTTTTTTCTCCAATAGAATACTAGATAATTTTTTTCTTCTAACAACTGCGAATTATTATTATCTAATATAATATCAAATTCATAAGTATATGCTCCTGTATCTAGATACTGAATAAATTTGTCATTTGACATATTAGAACTATCTGTATCTATTGAGCCTATATTATATTTTCTATTATCTAATACATATATTTGCACATCTATTCAGCTCCTATCCATTTCTGTTGAATAATACCACTTGAATAAATTTTAGTATCATTCGTAAATATTTTTATTGGATTTATACCCTTTTCTATATCGAAGAAATAACTTCCTATATCGACTAAGTCATTTCTTAATTCTTGATTTAAATACACATTTCTATTTTCAAAATCTATATCAATTACATCACCTTCATGAAATTCTATTTTATTATTAACTGTTGTATCTACTATTTCAACACCTTGTACCTTTAAGCTATTAAGTGCCATATCTGCACTTTTATCTAATGTGCCATATGTACCTAGATATAATACAAAATATGATAGATTTTCAGTAGCTGTATTATTAATTATTTTTGTAAATTTCTTATTCGCTATTATTGTACCATTTGATAATTTGTTCAATGATACAGTCCATACATGATTACCAGCATTATCTTTTATCCTAGAAATAGATATTTTACCGTAAAAGTCATTCCAGTTCCCCAATACACCTGACATATAATTTGTGACTTTGACTTCATTATTATTTGTTGATGTATAGCTATTAGGTTTTTTGACTTTTGTCTCGTCCTGATATTCACATTTTAACCCTACATAAACTTTTGGACAGTTGTATTCGAAATATTCTTGGTCATCACACATTTCGAATTTAAATATCCTTTCTCCATTTACGCCCATACCATATAATTCTAAAATACCAGTTTTATCGTCAGCTGTTTCGATTGGTGTATCATAAGTAATAGATATAATAGGTTCATCAGTCATTTCATATAAGTTACCTGAGCATATATAACCATCATAACCCTTATATGGTGTAGCTAATTTATAATAAGTTCTAACAACTCCATCACTATCTTTATTAGAGTATTGTTTTGTTGAAATTATTCTTACAACTCCATTCTTAGGCACAACTATTAAGGAAGTTGCATCACTTGATGCTGATGCCCTTATACTAGTAGCTTGTTTTACAACTACATTTCTTTTAGTAGTTGTAATAGTAGTAGATACAGTCTTTGCCGTGCAATAACTCTTGCTACAATACACAGTGTTACCATTATTTATTGAAGATTTCTTAAATTTTAACCAACCATTAACTATTTGATAATCTGTTATTTGAGCGCCTTTTTTCAATGTACCAACGCATAAGTATGAAGTACCTGGACCTGTTCTGCAATTTAGCGTTTTTGATTTAACTTCATAAATAGTTTTTGTACCTCCTGCATATACTGTTTCTTTGTCGACGGGTACTATAGTGGGGTCACCATTTTGACCAGTGGATGTCATCGTAAAATATGCCTCTAGTTTAAAATCATCAAGTGCATTTGTTAAATTACGTCTAACTTGCACACCTTTCCATACATTATTATCTGTAGAACCACTGGAAGGTAAAGTACCTATACATAATCCAGAACCTCCATTCGTAACAGCTAGAGTTCCACCACTGCTTCTGTTACTATCAATAGGTACAGTTGAACTAACCCAATTTGATGTTGTTGTGCATGGGTCATTTAGTGCAGTTGAGCTTGAGTCTTTATTTTGTAATTCTAGACTTGGATAATCCCCTATTAATATAGTTTGCTTATTTACTTGATTTTGTAGTTGTAAGAAATTTGCATTATTTGAAAATACATTTGTAAAAAATGGTTTCGTCTCTACATCTCCGATATTTTCTAAAGTTACTAATGTATTATTTTGAGTATTATCAGCTACTTTTAGGTCTACGTCATAGAAGAATGGCATATGACAAATTAAATGTATTTTTGCTAATATATCTAATGCTGATTTCGGTTCTAAATCTATATCATCATCTACTATCCCATATGAAAACTTTGTCTCATCTAATAATCTAACTTCCACAGGTACTTTACTGTATAATAAATTTTTTAAATCACGTATTTTCTGTTGTAAATCAAATTCATTATTACCAGTCACTAAAATAGTTATGTTATACTCAATAGGAGCATATTTGCTCCCATTGAATACTTCACCATCTCTAGATGCTATATCTAGAGTCTCTATTTTCTTTTTTGGTAATAACACTCTTGATATATCTGTGACTAGATACAATTCATTTATTTCACTTTTATTGAACATGAAATAATTTACCATTGTGTTATACCCTCCAATCTATTTAGTCGCGTTGTTGTTGTGTCATTATAATTTTTTACAGGTGTTGCTACTTTTCTACCTACAACTTCTTTATCCATTAGTATAGTTGAATCTATATTTCTAGCACCTGACACAAAACAATCTTTTAGTTTATTATAGTCAAATTCAGTATTTTGTTGTTGTACAGTCCTTCTCAATTCATCAATCGCAGCTACAGTATTATCTGATTGAACTATATTTTGAGTGCTCACATCACCTGTATTTATAGACATTGCTTGAGTAATATCACCAAGTTTAGCTGTTTCTATTATTTGATTTGAGAAATCTTTTACTGCTTTTAATGTATCTTTGCTTCCTAGTTTAATACCTACGTCTATACCTTGTGGTAAATATTTACCGACTTCATCTCTCATAATTTGAGATGGTGAATGTATTTTAAACGAAGATTTAAACCCAGATACTACACTACTTGCAAAACTACTTATTTGACTTCGTAACCATCCACCTGCTCCTTTAATACCATTCCATAAGCCCTGGACAATTTGTCTGCCTATACCTGCAACTCTTGATGGAATACTTTGAAGTCCACTAATTATTTTATTTTTGAAGTTGTTAGCAGCTTGAAGGCCTTTACTAGCAAATTGTGATGCAAATGATATTGCTCTTGATACACAACTTGAAAAATAACTCGATACTCTGCCCGGTAATTGAGCTAACATAGCACTTGCTCTACTTACAAATTGGGCCCCTGCCTGTTGTGCTTTACTAGGTAGTTGACTTGCCCATCGAGCAGCTCTGTTATATGTTTGTGATAACCAATTACCTATCCTTGAAGGTAGTTGAGTAAACCATGTTGATGCCCTCTCTATGAATTGTTGAGCAGCTTCTTGAGCTTTACTTCCCATTTGACTTGCCCATTCTGTCGCTTTATTATACGTATCTGTTAGCCATTGACCTATAACTGTTGGAAGTTGTGAGAACCACTCACCAAGTTGAGATAAGTATGTAGGTATTGTTTGTGTTATAAAATTCCATCCATTAACTATTGCACTTGCGATAACACCAGCTACAACTCCAATAGCATTACCTATCATACTTGGTAGATTATTAAAGAAATCTCCGATAGCACTAACTGCATTGGATAGTGCATTTAGTATAGATGAACCTAATTGACTAAACCAACTTGTTATTGAACTCCATGCAGAACTTAATGCTCCCATGATTAATTGACCTATAGCACTAAAGGTATCAACAACAAGATATCCTATATCTTCGAGCACAGTCTTAATGTTTTCACCAAGGTGTGAAAATAATTCCTCTACGCCTTGTAGAGCGCCTTCAAAGTCACCGGAGAATAAATCTCCAAGTATGGAAATAATGTCTTGTACATAGTCGATAATCATTTGGAATGAGTCACTAAATACTGCATATACATCTATAAAGGCATCTCCTAATGCACTTGATACTGAATATCCCCAGTCGATAAGTGGGTCCATTATATGTTGAAGTCCACCAATAACCACATCTTGTAATCCTTGCAATGCATTTTCTGCTATTTGTCCAAATCCTTTAAATATTTTATCGACTGCATCAGATATTTTTTGTCCCATTTTGATAAAATCTTCGCCTACTTTATCGAAATCACCAGAGAATATATCCTTAACGATGTCAACAATGCCACCTAATACTGCTTGGATTATATTTATAAATCCAGATATAACATTTCCAATACCTTGGAAAACTCCTGCTAGTGCTGGAGAAAAACTTTTAATAGCCATCAAAGCATCTTTCCATAGTTTTATCCAAAATGCTCTAAAACCTTCACAATGATTCCATAAATAAGTAAATCCTGCAACAAGTGCTACAATCGCAGCTATTATAAGTACTATTGGATTTGCTAGTAATGCTGCCCATAAAGACTGTAATGCAGGTAATACTGTACCTGTAATAATACTAACTACTCTCGTACATGCGGCTCGTACTCCATTTAATGCTATACTAAATACTCGAGCAAATCCACCTGCTGCTCTAAATGCTCTAAATCTATTTATAACTTGAACACATTTTTCAGCTTGAGTCATTACAGTACCTATAATTAGAAGTAAAGGTCCTAATACTGCAAGTATTCCTGCTATACTCATGATAACTATCATTATAGGCTGTGGTATTTTTCCAAATCCCTGTGCAAGTTTTGTAATACCTTGAACTATTAGACGTAGTACTGGGTCTAGTTTTTCCATCATAGTCAAATAACATTCTTCAATAGCTGAATTCATACTCTTTAAGTCACCTTCTAAGTTGTCATTCATAGTTTTAGCCATTTCCTCAGCTGACCCTTTACTACCTCTCAATGCTTTTTCAAAGTCTTTTACATTTCCGCTACCTGTATTTAATAATATGTTTAATGCTTTTATTGAGTCGGCAGTAAATGTTCCCATTAAGGCGGCATTCTTTTGTGCATCTCCCATTCCATTAGTGGCTTTTTCTACATCTGCTAATATATCTGTCATGTCTCTGAAATTACCATTTGAATCTTGTACAGAAACTGCGGTTTTACCTATTTGTATTGACCCATTTTTCATTTTTTGAGTTATATCACGCATTACTGCTGTTAACGCTGTACCTGCCTCACTACCTTTTAGCCCCTGGTCAGATAGTTTTCCTATTAATGCAGTAGTTTGTTCTATATCAAGTCCAAAAGCATGTGCATTTGCAGCACAGTTTTTAAATGCTTCTCCAAGACCTGCAGTTGTAGTATTTGAATGAGCTTGAGCGTATGCAAGTACATCTGCCATTCTACCTGCTTGGTCTGCACCTTCCCCAAATGCTGACAAATAATCGGTTACCATATCACTGGCATCTGCAAGTTCCATACCTGATGCAGCAGCAAGGTTCAGCACACCAGGTAAACCATCCATTGATTGTTGAGCATCCCAGCCCGCAAGAGCCATATAGCCAAGTGCATCGGCCGCATCTGAGGCGCTGAACTGAGTAGTAGCTCCCATTTCTCTCGCTAAATTGGTTAAGTCTTGTAAGTCTTTTCCAGTTGCACCACTTAATGCTTGAACATTTGACATTGAAGATTGAAATGCTTTATTTACTTCATATGCAGATTTTGCTATACCCGCTACTGGTACAGTAACGGCAGCTGTTAATCCTGCTCCTATTCCTTGTAGTCTTCTACCTGCATTTGATATACGTTCAAAACCACTACTTGCTTCATTTAGTTGAGTTTGTGCTTGTTGTATACCATTCTGAAATTCTTGTACATCTAATCTAAGGTGTGCAACGATAGTCCCCAAATCTGTCCCTGCCATAATATTCACCTCCATTTATATTAAAAAGGCTACAAGGCTGTAATAGCCTCATAGCCTTATTCTTTACCTAATAATAAATCTAAACCTGGATTACTATATTTAGTTTCTATTTTCTTTCTATCTTCCTCAAATATTGGTTCTTTTGTATGTCCATCTTTGTCTGGTTGCATCATACTATATAAATATGTACATGCTTCATCAAAACAATATCTTGTGTATGGGTCATCTTTACTTAACCCTATAACATCACTAGGTAGAGTATTAAAGACCTTTGCTATTGATATAACATCTAGTACCTTTCTACTCTTTACCAGTGGGCATTACTTTATTTACACCACCTGATGCTTGTTCAAATATCTTTTGTATTTGTTCAGTTGTTATTACATCTGCTATATCGTCAAATTTTGGTTCTACTAATGCCTCTTTTGCTATTACTTTCATCATATTCATAAGTTCTTTAAGTTTGTCAGGGTCATCTAGCATTTCCATTGTGTCACCACTGAATTCTCCATCTTTACTTACTTTTACATTATTAGATTTAAACATATCAGATACTATTTTTATAAGTGAATTTGGTAATTTTCCATTTACTAGCATGTCTGTTACTGATACAGATTTTATCATAACATCAAAACATTCATCATCTGTAAATCCAGGAATTGAGATTATTCTTGTTGCTTTCTTTCTAAAATTTTCTGCACTTATTACTTTACTCATTTTTAATATACCTCCTATTATTTATCAAGTTGAACTACTGGTTTAGTCTCATCCTCGACATCATCACTTTGATGAGGTGAGACATTAGCTGGGTAATGAATCTACCCATGCAATAGATTTTATAGGTAAGCTTGCTTTTGTATTTTCTCTAGCTTTTATTGAAAACTCAGGTGCATAGAATTCTGAACCTACTGTCATATCTGGGAATTTACCAAGACATTTATTTAATGTTATTTTGCAATAATTTTTTATTGAATCGCCTTCATAGTTAGCTACATATATCTCAGCCATGAAAGGTTTACCTTGATTTCCTTGAGCCATCATTGGAGTCTGTAAATCATTTTCCCCTGCACCATCCGCAGTTGATTTTACATATCCTGCAACTAATTGAGCAGCTTTTATATCGAATGTATTATCAGTGAATGTAAAGTCATATCCATATAATAAATCGTCTTCTCTTACTACTGCTAATATACTTGTTGCATTTCTTAATATTTCTTCTGCTCCTTCTGATATTACAGCTGCTAATTTTGCTTCTTTTGCAGTTTTTATTGTAGTTTTTATTGCAGTTTCACCAGTTGCAGGTTTACCTGTTGATGGGTCAAGCTCTGTTAAATCAACTCGTTCTATATTATATAAAATTTCCATATGTTAACCTCCTTAATTTGCATTTTTGATTCCGAATGTCTTCGGAGTTCTTATTTGTATACTAGATGCAAAAGCCTGATATCGTCTATCAAAATATTCAGCTCCTCCACCATACACTAATTCTGCTGATGTATTTTCTAATACTTTTATTATAGTATTAATTAACTCATCTACTCTTAATGGACTTCGTTTAGAATATATTTCAATAGTCCAACTATCCCAACCTGCGTTACTATTTGATACAGCAACTAAATCTATATTCTTCCTAAGAATACAACAATCTTTTTCGATAGTGCTTACATCAAATCCAACTGAGTAGGTTGGGATTATCTTATTCAG